CCGCCGCATAAGGAGAACAGACGAAATGAACTTTTCGAATATCTTCGCGTACCTTGAACTGGCCACCGGCGCAGTTTCCGTAATCGGCACAATTCAGCACCTTGTTGCAGGCTCTGCGCCACCACTCACAGGCGCTGAATTGGTTGCCACCGTGCAGCCCATCATCCAGGGCATCCAGCAGATCTTCCCCAAGATCACGATCCCGATGGACCTCGTGACGGACATCGCCAACGGCGCCGCCGACGCGATCAACAATTACTACAAAAAAACCACTCCGTCAGCGTAAAGCGTTTTCCTCCTCCTCCGTGGCCGCCTCAGACTCATATCTGGGGCGGCCGTTTTTGTTGGCCTTCCTCTCGCCGCGTCCTGGCGCCGCAGTGCAATCTATTGATTCAAAAGAGTTTTCCCTGTGGCGCCGCAATCAAGCCCTGGGGCTGGAGGACCGAGCCGATGGCGGGGCCATCCGAGTGTTAACGAGCTTCACGGACTTCACGCACTTCCTTCTATTGTTTTGTACGTGGCAGGAAAGGCTAATAGCAGGGGAGTTTAAACAAATAGAGTAAGTCCGTTAAGTCCGTGAAGCTCGTGAATTGCCGAAGATGACCAGAAGCCAACAACTCGCTGAGCAGTATGCCAGTCAGAACCGAGAATCTGCTGTCATCATCCTGGAATAGGGGATTTTCCCTATCAGATTTCCACAGAAATCATTGAAAATAGGGGATTTTCCCTATAGTTTCGTGCGCGGAAACATCGTACTCTAAGAATGTACAGAGCGCCTCGATACGGCGCTGAAAAGGAGATTTGATATGTCCCAGATTACAGAAATGCTTACGGTCGCAATCGCGGCCAGAAAAGATTCCCTCAAAGCGCTCCGGTCCCGGATCGCTGAAATCCTCGACCCCATCCCCGTAGGCGTTGTCCTGTCGGATGAGGCGGGCGAAGTCTGCGAGATCGACCGCATCTGCACTGGTGCCAGCCAGTGGAGCAATCGGAGTTGGATGGTCACCATCAAGGGCACGGGCGCCATCGCGGCCGGCAAGCTGCTGTGCGAGATCGACCTCGATGACAGTTACTGGGATGGCAACAACAGGCACAGCCGGTCGGATGAGCCGACCTGCCTATGGGATAACGGAGGAACGCAGGCTCTCGGGTACCTCAGCGGCCCCGAGACCCGCGCTTGCGCTCTGCGCTTGCCTGCCGCCATCGAGCGCTACATCCACCAGTGCGAGGCCGAGACGGCGGCGAACGCCGAGACTCTGACCGCGTAATCGAAAAAAAAAGAGGAAGACAATGGCACAAGTCAGGCGTTGCCCCTGCGGAAGTTACGGCGTCCAGCACGCCGCCAAGATCGGTCACACATGCTCGGCTGGCGATCATCCGGTGAGGCACGGCTCGCCGGCCAGCCACGCGAAATACGAAGAGATGGTCAAGATGCGAGCCGCTGGGCGGACCCTGAGATACATCGGCGCTCACTACGGCATCACCTATCAGGCCGTGCGGCAATTTCTGGCGTATCACCTACGGGCCTTACGGGCCGAGAGGAAAAAATGGCACAGATAAGTCTAAACATCAGCAGCAGTGATGGAAGCAGTTTCGTGATTCATGACTACAAGCCGGCCCACGGGCTAATTTCGATTCGGATAGACACCAATCTGCCGAGCGGGACGCCCTACGCCCTCGACTGGGTCATGATCCACGGCACAGACGCCGATCTTCGCGAGTTTGCGCGGAGGATTTCGGCGGCGTTCCCCCCCGACGAACAGCAGGCGCGTGAGGAGGAGCGCGAGGAATCCGCGCGTGAGGATGCCGAACAGAACGAGACGGGCGCCATGCGCTGCCCGCCGAGGGAATAACGATGATACTCATAGAGTCCTATGATGTGGACGGTAAGACCGTCATGCACGATCAAAGTCCCGATGGAGTGACGCTCCGCGGAGTCACGATGGCGAAACTGAATGAGGCGCCGCTGCGGCCGATCATTGACCGCTTCAGGATCTACGTCTCCGGCGGGTCGATGTGGCACGGAAGACCGTCCCTCAATTTTGCGGTTCCGGCCGGCGGCCGCATGCTTATCTGCCACTGCGCCGAAGACGAAGACGGGAGGATATTGTGACCAGCGAACTCACCAAAGCCGCGCAGCAGGACGTGCAGCGCGACAAATACGACCAACGCGAAATGTCAACTGAACTTGCCGCCATGGATAACTTATACGCTCGAGAGACAATCGAGACGATAAAACAAACTGTTTGCAAAGGGGCAACGGACGCTCAACTAAAGATTTTCCTAGAGGTTTGCCGCGTCACCACGCTCAACCCGTTCCTGCGGGAAGTCTGGTTCGTGCCCTCCGTGGGCATCATGGCCGGCCGCGACGGCTATCTGGCCATCGCGAACCGTCATCCGCAGTTCGACGGCATCGAGACGCGCGTCGAGAGGGACGAAAAGAATGTGCCGATCAAGGCGGTCTGCACCGTCTGGCGCAAGGATCGCGCGCACCCGATCATCTGCGAGGCGTACTATTCGGAGTACCGGAAGTCCTCCGGCGTCTGGTCGCAGTACCCGAGCGCGATGATAAGCAAGGTGGCGGAAGTGTTGGCCCTCAAACGGTCATTCGCCATCAACGGCGTAGTCACCGAGGAAGAGATCGGCACCGGCGAGCCGCAACCCCGCGGTAGCGCGGAAGCCAAGATCACCGGAGAAATGCCCCTGGTCGCGCCCCAGGCCACGCCAGAGACGCCCGCGCCCGCAGAAGCACCCACAGCGCCGGCTGATCCGTTGGCGGCCGTGCTGGTCAACTTTGGCAAGAAGGCGGCTATCACCGCCGCGTTTGCCGAGCTCAAGAAGGCGTGGCTGAAGTACGAATCCGAGGAAGCCTGGAACCAGACCTTGGAGCAGTTTGAGATCCGCGGCGAGAACTACCGTTCCGTCGGCAACGCCAAGCGGTGTTTTACCGCGCTCTGGAAGGCGGTCGAGAAGATGATGGAGGAACAAAATGCCCAAAATGCCCAGTGAAATCGCAAAGCAGGACGCTACGTTGTATGCGCTCGCCGATGATTTTGGCGCGTATTTCGAGAGCCGCGAGATGATCGTGGCTGAACTGGCCGAGCCGCTGGAGCCGGTGGACTCCGATCCGCTGAAGGCGCAGCTAGAGGAGATCGACATCCACCTGGCGCGGCTCGGCGCGGAACTCGCCACGAAGACGGATAATATCGCCGGGGTTCTTCGGCGCATGGCCACAGAGCAGGATGCCCTCAAGGCCGAGCAAGAGCGCATCCACAACCGCCGGAGGACGTTCGAGCGCGCCGAGAAGTGGCTGCGGGACTATGTGGTAGCGGTGATGCTGGGGCGGGGCATCACGCAACTCAAGACGACGGAAAACACGCTGTTCTTCCGGCATTCGGACGCGGTCGTAGTGTCGGGCGATGTGGCCGACGCCTACAAAAACGTCACAGTCAAGATGCCGGCGTGGTTGTGGTTTCACCTGTCAGAGATGGGCCGGGCATCCGACGACAAGGGGATTGTTGAGGGTGTCGAATCGCTACGCGTGAGCGAGGATATCAGCCTTTCGGCAATCAAAAAGGCGATCAAGTCCGGCGTGGCGGTGGATGGCGCGGACGTGGAATTTCATACATCGCTGGTGCTGCGATGACGATAGCAAGCCAACAGGACGCCGCGCTGGTGACCGCCATGGCGCGCCAGGCAGCGGAAGACGCCGAGGTGGTGGAAATGTGCCTAGCGGCCGGATGCACGCTGGCAGAGGCAGAGGCAGGGATAAGAAGAGAAATCCTATGAGTGACGATCAGATTCTTGAAAACACGGTTGGCACGTCCGGTCATTCGCGGCCGAATCTGCCGCCAGTATCGGGCATCGCGCGGAAGGAACGCCGCGACAAGGGCGTCCCGCGCAAGAGCAACGTCGCCGCCATGTCCGATCAGTTCATGGCGCTCGATCTGGAGACGCAGATCGTAATGCTTGAGGTACTCCAAGCGCTCCACCGCCAGGTGGTCAAAGGCCGCATCGCGGCAGGAACGGAGGTGGACGATGGCGTATAACAGCCCCGAAGACCGCCGCTGGCTGGCCACCATGGGCGTAGCACTCGAATCGCCAGACGATATGCACGCGCTATGCCACCAGCGCTGGCTGGAAGAACGCCAGAAACGCGAGACCGCCGAGGAGAGCATCGTCGCCAACGCGGCGACTTACTCGGCGCTCACCGAGATCCTGGAGACAGAGATCCGGCGCCAGCACGCGGCGGCCGTCTCGGGCTGGTGCATCGCCGTTATCGCCAGCCTCGCGCTGGTGGTGACGTGGGCGGTTCGATGAAAGCTCTGACTTTGATTCAGCCCTGGGCAACGTTGGTTGCCGTGGGCGCAAAACGGATCGAAACTCGATCTTGGCGCACATCGTATCGCGGGCCGCTGGCGATTCACGCGGCGAAAGGTTTTCCGAAGTGGGCGCGGATGTTCACTTGCGAGCCAGACTGCTATGAATGTTTCCCGACTTGCCGCGATGCGTCCGTGACGGGCTATCCACTGGGTGTTGTTTTGGCTACCTGCAAGATTGTCGCATGCACGCTGATATCTTCGGCCTTTACGGAACAACTGAGCGACAGGGAGCGGGCCCTGGGGAACTACGATTCAGGGCGGTTTGCCTGGGTGCTGGAAGACGTTGTGCAACTGGACAAGCCAGTGCCGGCGAAGGGCGCTCTGGGATTGTGGGAATGGGAAGTGGTCCACTTAGTAAGTGAAAAGGAGAAATAGTAATAACATGTCGAAACTGATATTCCGCGGAGCTTACATCCGCTTCGTCGACTTACGCTACGACGATAAGTCGAAACAAAAGTACGTCAAACTGAACTTCACCGCCGCTTTCTCGGAGCCCGTCCGCGAGGCTCTGGAATGGGGCGAACCGCCGGTCGGCTTCGACTCGGCAAAACTCGATGGCGATCTCACAGCAAGCCACTTCGTGCTGACTCCGGACGGTAAGGAACTCCGGCAGCATGAGCTGCAGCTTGACTCTACCGGCATCTCGAACTTCGAGTTCGCCCGGGGCAAGGTGGGAGAGGACAACTTCGAGCAGCAACTCCGCTTCCAGATCGTCACGAGCGCAGTTGGCGCGGCGGGTCGTGTCGAGGCTTACATTGAGGCCATAGGCAAGGGCACTGCGCAACTCCGAGTCAACTACGAGCAGCAGTCCGAGATGCCGCTGGAGGACAAACAAGAGCCGCTGATCTCTCGGGAGCAGGCGCGCGACACCAGCGAGGAAACGGATAACATCGAGGAAACCAGCAATCCTGATGCCGCGGCCCCGCTCGCTCCGCTGGCCTCTGCCGTCGCAATGGGCGAAGGGACGCACCAGAAGCGCAAGCCGCGCGAGAACAAGAGCACGGTGAACTGATGCTCCGCGAGGTACCCGGATTCGCAATCCACGGCGCTCCCCGAAGCAAGAAGAACTCGCCGCGTATCGTCAACATTGGCCCCATGTGCCGGGTGTGCGGAAAACGCGGCGGGTTCCCAAAGGTGCTTCCGTCTCTCGCCTACGAGCAGTGGGAGAGAGCGGCCGTCATAGAGTGTATGCTCATCAATCAGAGGCTCCGCGCGGCCGGCGTGGAGCTTCCGATCATCAACCCTATCAGCGTCGAGGCGCTATTCTACCTGGTGCCAACGAAGTCCGGCCTAATGCGCCTGGACTGCCCCGACCTGTCAAACCTGATGGAGGCCGTCGGCGACATGCTCCAGGCGGCCGACATCATCCGCGACGACCGGCAGATTTGCGACTGGGACGGCACTCGGCGCATGCTTGACGGATCGGACCCGCGCGTTGAAGTGTTCATAACAATCCTTGAGGACGTGCCAGTACAGGAGGTTCTACCATGCCAATGAAAACCGAACAGGAAATCCGGGAGAAGTTGATGGTGCGGGCGGCCTTGGCCTTTCGCCCTCCACGACTAGAGTTTCATTCCGAGGTGACGCCGCGCATGGTCGAGTTGGGCCGAGAGATGGAGCGCACGCTCATCATGGGAGCCATTCGGGAGGCCGGATGCCGGCGGCGCTACTGCGAGATCGCTGCTCGAAGATTGAGCCAGGGCGTGCTTGATCTGGCGCCCGAAAAGCCTTTACACCCCGGCGAAAGCGGGGTATGATTTCCTTGAGGCTGCCGCAAACCAGCTTCAACGGATGGCCGGACCCGCCGCGTCGCTCCCACGACGCGGCCCCGGCTCACCTTGGGAGAGGTGAACAGTGACACTTCGTGTCCGCGATTGGAACAAGCATTTTGAGACGGCCGCCAGCCGAAAATTGGTGAAGTTGGACTGGGTGGCGATACCGAACAAGATGGACGGGTTGGGATATACCACCCTCGTAGATCATCCCCGAGGGGCGTCTCATCTCGGGGCCTGGTACGCCATCGTGGAGATCGCATCCAGGCAGAAAAAGCGCGGTACGCTCCCGGATGGACCCGGCGGGGTCTGTTTGAGCCTTGCCAGGCTGTCTCGGTTGCCGGCCGCCGAGTTCGAGGAAGCAATTCCGCGATTGCTTGAAATTGGATGGCTTGAACAAGTCGATTCGATTCAAGCAGATACAGAGAATCCGCCAATCATCCGCCAATCATCCGCCAGTAATCCCCCATCGTCCGCCAGTAATCCCCCATCGTCCGCCACTTCGTTGGGAGACGTTGGCGGATCTGTTATGTTATGTCCTGTAATGTCTTGTAGTGTTTCATCATCAAACCTCAAAGAAGAAAAAGTTGTTTTTTTTAAGAAGTTTGATGATGAAAAACCAACACAACAAAAAGCACAAAACAGGCGATCCCCCGAGGAAGAACTGCGCGCGATCCATGAAGAGAAAACCGGCATCCGAATCTCGCCCGATGTCGAACGTCGCATCTGGGAACTGGTCGAACTGCGAGACGTGCCGCGCGTTGAATTTATTGAGCGACTTCGTCCGCATGTGCCGAATACCTGGGAGAATCCGGCCGGATTCCTGACATCGTTTGCCAAACGAATCAACCAGGTTGTGGGCACGGAAATCACGATTCCAGAGTCTCCTCCGGAGCCGTCAAAGAACCCGAATGGACGTTGCAGCGCATGCAACGGGCTCGGCAAGGTGGGTGACGAATGGTGTACCTGCCAGACCGGTCGGGACTTCCACGCGCTGGAACTTCGAAGTCTCGGGCGAAAGCAAATGGCATCCGCGCCGGCAGAACAGGCACAAGCGAAGGCGCAAGCATGATCATCTCCGAATTTATTGCGATTCACGGCCAACCTCCGTACGATCTCAACTTCTGGCCAGGCGGCGTGGACCTCTCACGCTGGGGCAACGAGTGCAAGCGCGGTCTCCGTTACGCCGATACCGGCACGGCGGTCGCAAGCGGGACAGCCGGAGTTGTGCGTAAGATCAGCACGGGGCGCAAAGAGCGCGGGTCCGCCAGCGATGGCTACGACCGACAGCAGGCGCGCAATGGCTGACACCGAGCGCTACCAGATGCACTGCCAGTACTGCCAGCAGCGATTCGAGGGCAACACGGTAGCCGAGGCATTGCGCAAAGTCGAAGAGCACGAGCGGGAGAAACATGCCCCTGTGCATTGATTTATTTTGCGGGTTAGGCGGTTGGACGGAAGGATTTTTGGCAGAGGGTTATCGTGTCATCGGATTCGACATCGAGCGGCATCAGTACGGCGAAGCGCACTACCAGACGCAACTGGTGCTGCAGGACGTGCTCACGCTCCACGGGTCGCAATTCCGGCACGCTGACGTGATTGTGGCCTCGCCCCCCTGCCAGGCGTATTCTTACCGGGCGATGCCCTGGAAGCGCGCAAAGGCTCTTCCGCCGCCGTCGAACGATCTCTTCAACGCCTGCTTTCGGATTCAGGCTGAAGCGTGCGCCGCGGCCGGTCGTCATGTGCCGATGGTGGTGGAAAACGTCAAGGGAGCTCAGCCGTGGGTTGGTCGGGCAGCGTGGCACTTCGGGAGCTTCTATCTGTGGGGCGACGTGCCGGCGGTGATGCCGATTATCCCGCCGCATCGCAAAGTGCCGGGCTTCAACTTCCACGCGCATGGGAAGGGAATTGTTGGCGGATCGTCCCAGAGCGCGGCGGTCGCGCAGCGGTGGCGTGAAGAGCACGGGTCTGGAGTGGGCAGCGGGCCGGAATGGTTCGACAAGGCGCTGGATGAGCGGCGGAAAGCGGCGACGTTGACGAAGGACGATTCGCGGCTTGTTGAAGGCCGGAAAGGCTTGGACGGTAAAAGCGCCATTCGGGACAGGAGCAAAGATCCGCGCAAGAGCCACGGCAACAGCAATTCCCGCAAGGCAGCTTCGGCCATGATCGCCAAGATACCGGAGGAGTTATCGCGGTACATCGCCCGCTTCTACCGGACACATGAAGCACAGCGTGCTCGCTAGATCTGTCAAAGGTGCTACGATGCGGCAATCCCCGCATAGTACTGTGCGCTCCCTGAGCCAGGAAAGGGCATCCCAGGTGCTCGCCTGCTACCCCGAAGTGACGCCCGATATGGTACGATTGCGGTTTGAACTCGTCGCCGACAGTCAGTTACATCACGATTCCGCTGTCTGATCTCGTCGCCCTACGCCGAAACCCGCAGTACCTCAGCGAAAAACAGTCGGCCGCCCTGCGAAAGTCTATCTCCCGCGATGGCTTTCTCGCCCCGATCGTGGTGCGAAAGAAGAGCGAAAAGTACGAAATTCTATCTGGCAATCACCGCGTCGGCGAGGCTCGGGAGGCTGGACTTGCGGAAGTGCCGGCCTGCCTGGTGGACCCCTGCGACGATAAGCGCGCCGCGAGAATTGCCGTCAACATGAACACCGTCCACGGCGAGCCGACACCGGAACTGATGGCCCCGTTTCTGGCCGACATGGACGAAGAGACCATGCGCTCAGTGTTCCTCGACGATGCGCTCCTGGCGGGCATCGTCGATTTCGATTCCACTCTCAAAGAACGCCTGGATGCGTTGATGCTGCCAGATGAGCTTGACCATGATTCGCCGAAAGGCGCCACCCCCAACTGCGTATGCAAATGCGGACACCGACACGTTGCCGTTGTGCGGAAGAATTCCAAGTCCAAGCGGCGAAAAGCACCGAATACTCGCGCGTCAAAACCCTCCTGAACCGCGGCAAGCATCCGGCGTTCATTGGGCGCCAGACCGTAATGAGTGCCACGCGCAACGGTGGCGCGTTCGTGTTCTCTTTTGGCGGCGAGGATGTTGCAACCGCCATCGTCAATCCGGCTCTGAATTGCCTGACGGTGCTCAACGTCGCGCCGAGTCATCGCTCGCACGGTCTGGGCGCTGCGATCCTGTGTTATCTCCAATGCAATTTCGCCCGCGTGCTTGAATCTGCCGTGCCGTTCTTCGAGCGCAACGGCTATGTCAGCCGCGGCAACCTGAAACTCGGTAATCGACTGAAAACGCAAGTGATGGTAAAATCATCGCTGTTGACACTTGCAGGGCGCGTCGCCGCGATTTACCGGGTATAAAATGCCAGCCGCAAAGAAAGTCACCGACGAAGATCGAGCGCGTGTTCAGTTGATGGCCGCGGCCGGGATGACCCAGCCAACCATCGCAGCCCGTATGGGGATGACCGATAAAACCCTACGCGAACACTTCCGCGTCGAACTCGATTTCGGCCTTGCAGAAATAAACACTCTCGCGGTCGGCCAACTCGTAAGGCAGATCAAAGTGGGCAATATGGCCGCGATTTGTTTCTGGCTGAAGTGCCGCGCCGGGTTCCAGGAGACGAGCGCGCACCGCTTCGTGGCGAAGGACGGCGAGGACCGCAAGATGGACATGGAGGCTGTGCGCGCCTTCATGCAGTCCGATGACCGATCCGGTTAGGTTCCAGGAGAAGTTCCTCGGCCGCAAACTCTGGGCTAAGCAGCAGGAACTCTGCCGCGCCATCACGACACACCCATCAGTCGCCGTCAAGGGCTGCCACGGTAGCGGCAAGACCTTCGCCGTCTCCGGCATGGTGCCCTACGAGCTCACCGGCCAAGACGAATCCATCGTCCTCATCATGGCGCCCACCTTGCGCCAGGTGAAAACCGTGTGGGGCGAAATCACGGCGGCGATCAGCGACAGCAAGATCCGCTACCCGGAGCCGACCACGACGCGCTGGGAGATCTCGCCAAAGTGCTACGCGCAAGGATTCTCGAGCAGCAAGGGCGTCAATGCGCAAGGCTTCCACGGGCGACGCGTCACCATCTTCGCGGATGAAGCCATCGGCATATCGTCGGACATCTGGGATGCTATCGAAGGCATCCGCTCTGCTGGCGACGTGCGCCTCGTGACTCTCTGCAATCCGACCGTGCCCGCCGGCCCGGTATACGAGAGCTTCACGAAACTCCGCGGCACACCTGGCCATTGCTGCATCACGATCTCCGCATTCGACACGCCGAACCTGGCCGGTCTGACGCTCGAATCGTTGATGGCGCTCCCCGAGGATCAGCTCGACTATGCGCCGTTTCCGTGGCTCACCCGGCGACGGTGGGTACGCGAGATGTATCACAAGTGGGGGCCGCAGAATCCGCGGTTCCAAAGTCGCGTGCTCGGCGAGTTCCCCCAGCAAGGCCAGTGGGCGGTATTCTCCCTGGCCTGGATCGAGCGCGCCGACCGAGAGCCCAATGCGGACGAACAGCGCGCGTCTAAGGGCTGTTACATTCAGGTGGGCCTGGACGTAGCGGCCGGCGGCGATGACGAAACGGCGGCCTGCGCCCGCGTAAATGGCACGATACTGGCGCGAGACTCCTGGAGCGAAGCCGATCCGCGCGGTTCTGTCGTCCGCTGGCTGCGCGGACTGTCGGAACGCTTTCGACTGCCGGTGGGCCTCGTGGTGGTCGATACGGTGGGAGTCGGCCACGGCATGGCGCTGCATATTGCCGACTGCGGATTCCCGGTGTTCGGCTTCAAGGCAGGGTCGAGCCCGATGGACAAAGAGCAATTTCTGAACGCCAAAGCGGAGTCGTATTTCAGATTGCGCGATTGCTATAAAGAGAATTATATCAGTCACTTATCGGACGCCATCGACGAAGACACGAAGGCGCAATTATCAGGCGTAGAATATCGCGAACTCTCCCACGGTCAGATCCAGGTAGAGCCGAAAGAGGATGCGCGGAAACGCGGCGTGCAATCGCCGGATCGTGCGGAAGCTGAAGTCATGGCGTTCTGTCGAGTGGTACCGCAGCATCAGGGCGGCCCGATAGTACCGGGCGGATTGCAGATATCCCCGATTTAGATTTCTATTGACATCCCGCCGAGGTGCGCTCTAGAATGCTAATTGTGCCTGACAAAGTGCAATTTAACGTGCTGATGGACTCCGAGACGGCTAAACTCGCGCGACTGGCCGCCATCGGCGAGAACATGCGCTTGGCGGACTGGTTGGACGAAGCCATCCGCAAGCGCGCGGGGCGTCCGATCAAAACTCCGCCGGTCAGGAGTGGCGAATGATCCGCCGATTGAAGCGCCGATGGTGCAAGATGCTGCACAGCGCGATCTACTTTGCCGGTGGCCGCACGTATCAGTGCCGAACCTGCGGAGAGCGGTTCCCGAATCCAGCCGTTCTGTCGCATCGCGCCGGGGTGCGGCCATGAGCGAGCCGCTTGTCTGCGCCGTCATGCTGGTCAACGGGCGAGCCGAGATGGTGCGCCGGGCGGTCGCGAGCTTCCGAGCGCAGACCTACGCCAACAAATCGCTGCTGATTCTGGACACCGGCGAGCCGAAGCTCGGCGGCTATTACCGTCCGAACGAAGTCTACTCGATGATGAATGGCACGGGCCTCACCTTCGGCGCACTCCGCAATTACGCGAACACGCTGGCGCAGTCGGCCGATATCATCGCGCACTTCGACAGCGATGATTGGAGTCACCCGCTGCGCATCGAAGAGCAGGTGGCGTTCCTGCAATCGAGCGGCGTAGAGGCCGTCGGCTACCGTGAGCTCCTGTTCTGGGACACGCGGACAGTAGCACATGAATGCTCTTACGACGAGCGCGAGGCTTCGTGCCCGATCTGTGTAGACGAGCAACAGCGTCAACATGAGCAACATGGCGAAGCGTGGATCTACGCGCACCCGCACCCGCAATATATCGTAGATGCTTCCCGATGCTATTGGCGGCGCGTCTGGGAAGCGCACCCATACCGCGAGGACCGCAAGTACCCCGACCAGGATTGGTGGTTGCACCACTGGCCGCTGTGCGCGGCCGAATCGGCAATAGCGGGAGCCGAGTCGCGAATAATCTGCGGCATTCACGGCGGTAACACAAGCGAGGCGTACTTAGCTAAGCACATGATCGCGCCGGGCTGGAAACGTGCGCCGAAGTTCGACAGCTATTGCGCGGAGAGGATGCGGTTATGAAAATCCTGGCCATCGTCTGCACGTTTCAGGAGGCGGACATAATCGGCTGGACCGTGCGCCACCTCAAGCGGCAGGGCTGCGACGTGCTGGTGATCGACTGTGAGAGCACGGATGAAACCGTGATGGTGGCGCACACGGCCGGCGCAGAGATCCTCCGCCATCCAGCGCCGCCGGTGTCCTGGCACGAACTCTTGCGCCAGGTGGAAAAGATCGCAGCCGGGGCTGACGCCGACTGGATTATGCATTGCGATGCCGACGAACTGCGCTACAGCCGTTACCCTGATGATGTCTTGGCTCAAGCATTCCAGAACGTCCAAGACTCAAGCTTCAACGCCGTCGATTTTCAGGTGCTCACGTTCCACCCGGTCGACAATGGCTTCGACGGCTCACAAGACCCCGAGCAGTACTTCCGCTATTACAGCGACGACCCGCTCAACCAGCGCATCGGCCAGGTGAAAGCATGGCGCAACGTCGGGCCCGTGAGCCTCGCGGCCAGCGGCGGCCACCAGGTGCAGTTTCGCGGCCGACGCATCTGCCCGGTGAAGTTTCTGTCGAAGCACTACCCGATTCGCTCACAGGCGCACGGCGAGCGCAAGGTATTTGAAGAACGAAAGTGGCTCGATCAAGCGCTGGGGCGCCAGGGCTGGCACGTGCAATACAACGGCATCGTGCCGGGGCACAGCTTTCTCAAATATCCGAAATGCCTGATGGAGTGGAAATGAGTTACATCGTCGAAAAGAATGTGCCCCTCCCCGATAAAAAAAGTCAGTCAGGGACGCTGAGTCAGTTGCCGTGGGATCGGATGGAGGTAGGAGATTCCTTTGTGTATGAGCACAATTCCTCCGGTGGGCTAAGAAAAGCCGCAAAGAATGCAGGAATCGAAATTCTCATTAAAGGAATTAGTGTGATACACACAGTTGGCCATGGGACAAAGTGCGATAAATGGCGGATTTGGAGAGTCAAATGATTCTCGACTCCAACTTACCGCCGATCCTGGAGACCGCGCCCTGGATGCTCTCCGACGGCGGCGCGCTCGACGTGGACCGCTGCCCGGACTGCTGGGAGCGCCGCGCGCACATCGAGCGCTACACGTGGGCCTGCCGCGTCTGCACTGGCATGCGCGTGCTCGACTTCGGCTGCGGCGTCGGCTATGGCTCCGAGATGCTGGCGGCGGCGGGAAACAGCGTCACGGCGGTGGATACGTCGGAATTCGCATTGGCTCTAGCCGAGGAATTCCATCCCGGCCCGATGTATCTGCCTACGATTCCGAGCAAGTATCCATTCGACGCCTGCGTGGCCTTCGAGGTCCTCGAGCACCTGGACGACCCGCAGCACTTCATCGACACGGTTCCGGCACGGCACCTGATCGTATCCGTTCCGGTGCGGGTGGAACAGGACAACCCGCATCACAAACAGCACTTCACAAGTTGGCGTATGCGCGCGATGTTACTGAGGCGCTTCCTGCCTCGCTCCTGTTGGCAGCAAACGGAGCCGTATCACTGGGACCCGAGCATCGTGATATTCCACATGGAGGAGCGATGACGGACCGAAGAGTTATAAAGTACCGCAACTTGCCAACGAAATTACCAATCGGATCTACAGCGGTAGTATGGCTGCTGCTGGATCGCTTTCAGGCTCCGGGGTGGGTATGGGGAGCGGTCGGGGTCATCTGCCTGGCAACCTGGGCGGCCGTCATCTATCAGATTTGGATTGAAGATGGAGTTGATATATTTGCGGAAGGGAAGGACGACAAGACATCATGGCTTACTCGATAGTTATTCCGTCGCGTAACATCGACAACCTTCTGGCCTGCGTGAAGGCCGTGCGCATCGCGGGCGAGGCGGGGCGCGTCATCGTGCTTTGGGATGATGGCGCAACGATCCAAGACGACGGACACTTTATCCAGTTCAACGGCCGGCTTATCCCAGCAAAGATTACAGGTGCGGGAGATATCCCGGTATCGGTTGCTGACATTGAGGACGTGGTGGAGGGCAACATTTACGACCATGAGGGAGCGGACTGAATGGCTTACTCAGTGATAATTCCGTCAAGAAACATCGACAACCTGCTGGCGTGCGTTGGCGCGCTGCGAGCGGCCGGTGAGACTGCCCGCGTGATAGTCGTCTGGGATCACGGGAAGCCCGCGCCGCCCGGCGTTCAGTGCCGCGCAATCCCGGCGACTGGCGACCAGCATCTCGAAGTTTACGAAGGCGTCTCGCCGTTCTGCTTCGCCCGCAACTGCAACATCGGAATCGCTGCGGCCGGAACGGATGACGTGGTGCTGCTGAACGACGATGCGCTACTAGAGTCAGGATCACATTTCGAGGATCTTCGACCGTCAGACGGCTACGGCACCGTCGACGCAACGACGAACGTCACCGGCTATCCAGAGCAATGGCGACGGCGATTCGATGCCGCCCAACTATGCCGCGAGGTCCAGCTTTGCGCCTTCGTGTGCGTCTACATACCGCGGCGCACGCTCGATATTGTGGGTCTGCTCGATGAGCGATTCTGCGGTCCCGGGGTCTACGGCGGAGAGGATGTCGATTACTGCCTGCGCGTGCAGCAGGCCGGCCTGAAGGTGGGTGTTTCCGACCTGTGTTTCGTCGATCACGCGAGTCTAAAGAGCACGTTTCGCGGCGCGCATCCGACGAACGGCGCGCCGGGCGACATCCGCGAGTCAAGCCGGATCGGGCGCGAGAAATGGGGCGACAAATGGCCGAGGCTGGGGGGCATAACCGGCGCGCCGAAGTTGGCACCTCCGAATCGGATAAACGTCTACACGTGCTCAAAGTGCGGCGGCTACACGGTCACAATTGACATTCACGAGGGAGTAACTCCATTCATGCTGTGTTGTCGCGCGAGCGGCAGAGAGGGTGACTGCCGCGGCATGGCCGAGAGTTCGCTCTACCCGAGCGGAGAGAAGCCGTCCTGGATACCCGATCCGGCGTGGGAGTGGTTCAAGCCCGTTGGGCCTGAATATCGTAAGCTGAATCGAGCAATGCGAGAGCACGTCGATAAGGGCGGTCTGGATATCAGGCCGAGGCTGAGATGCGCCGATAGGGGAATAATGGCCAATCTGACGCTCGTCTACGTCGCGAAGGATCAAGTCGGGCTCGATGCGTTCGACCTGACGCACATGACCGGAGCCGAGGTCATCGGCTGGGCGAACGATGCCGGGCTCGCGCTCTCGCGTATCGGCAACGAGATGCTCGACCGCTGCAAGTCTCTCGTGTTCGGCCTCTGTCACGCGGACGCGGTCTTCGGCCCCGGCGCGCTCGATGCGTTCGTGGCCGAGGCGATGCGCGGTGCCGTCTGCGGCATCGTGGGCATCGATCTGGCCGGCCTCTATCGATGCTCGTTTGAGAGCCGTCGAGACTCGTGGTGGCAAGGCGAAGGGGCCGGCCGAGGCTGGGCGCATGAGAACGAGAATGGCTTGGTTCACTCAAGGCCACGCTGGCCACCAAGCCGCATACTCACAGGCGGTCCCGGCGAGGTCTCGACGCTCGACGGAATGGCGGTCTTCTTCCGCCGCGACCTGGGCCTACGATTCGACGAGGAGACCTTCACTGGCTACCACTGCCACGTGGAAGACCTCTGCCTCCAGGCGCACTCTCGCGGCATCCCGGTAACGGTTCCAGCGGCAGACGCGCACCACCGCAACCATATACAGAGTCAGGCGTTCTTGGCCGACTATCGCCGCTATCGCGCGAAACTCGCGGCGAAATGGGCAGGCACGGAGTTCAGAACGACATGATGGGATCGCAAGACACGCGCTACACTGATGACGAATGGCACCACACAATCCGAACAATCCGAGATATCTGATAATCGTGGCGCAGAGCCGCATACTCCTCCAGATGGCTGTTGACCCGAAGTTGGCCGATGGCGTCTGGGAGTGCAGCGGGCCGCCGTTTTGGGACGCGCAGACCCGCGAGTGGTGCCAGGCTATCGTGCGGCGCCTGCGAGAGCCTGCCGCCGGTACAGTCAATCTCCGCGAGGTGAAACGTCGATGAATTTCTTCCAGCGTCTATTCGTCCGCGCCGCCGCGTGGATCGCACCGCCGCTCGGCAAACTGCTGCGCTCCACAGGCGGCACAATCGAGCGCGCCCAGGCTGAAATCAGCGAACTGCGGGAGCGGAATAACATCCGCCGCCAGCAGATCCAAGACGAACAACAGGAACTCCGCGAAGCCATTCAGATGATCGCGCCCGCGTGGTTGCCACCCGTCGCCCGGCTCACCGCCGCCACCTCGGAATCGTTGCGCGAGTCCGGCGCGCCGGGCGCCGTCATCAAATGCGTCGAGCGGCTGTGGGAGTTGGAACTGGCGCTCGAAGATCGCGGCTGGGTCAGAGAACTGACGCTGGCAAACTTCGAATTCAGTCTGTTCGGGATTCATCGCATCATTGCGATTTGCCGATTATTCCACATCAAGAACCCGCTCATCAGGCGCGGCATCCAGGTTTGCAGCTTCTACGTTTTTGGCCGCGGCGTGACGATCAGCAGCGATGATGATGACACCAACCAGGTGCTTCAAGACTTCTTCACGAGCCCCAAAAACATTCAGGAGGTCGGGCATTGCGCGCTCGTGCGGAAGAACGAAGCCATGTGGACGGACGGCAACCTCTATGTCATTTTCTTCCGCGATCAGAAGACCGGCGAGCTCGTGATTCGCTCTCTCGATCCAATCGAGATCGTAGAGATCGTTCACGATCCTGACGACGCTAGCCAAGAGCAATTCATCCACCGCCGATGGATGTCTCAGCAGTTCGACGTGGCTTCCGGAGTCCACAGACCCGTACCGGCCGAGGTTTGGTATCCGGCGCTCGGATACGATCCTGACGTGATGCCGGATAAGATCGGGAACATCGAGGTTTCCAAAGACACTCCCGTCGATCATGTGAAAGTCGGGGCTATGGCGAACTGGCAGTACGGCGTGCCGCTCACATATCCGGCCATCGACTACGCGCGTGCTGTGCGGAAACTCATCGACAATTGGTGCTCGATTCAGGAGGCAATGGCGCGGTTCTCATGGCAGGTGGAGACACAGGGCGGCTTGCCGGCCATCGCGAATCTCAAGGCCACGCTGGCCACCACGCTGGCCACTGGCGACGGTTCGATGTACGAACAGAACCCGCCGCCGAACGCTGCATCCGCGTGGATCAGCGGCCCCGGCAACAAGTTGTCGATGAGCAAGACCTCGGGCATGATCGATAGCCCCGAGATAGGCCGGCGCGTGGCGCACCTGGTCTACATGGTGTTCGGACTGCCGGAGACGTTCTTCGCGGATGCTTCGGTCGGCACAGTGGCCACGGCTACCAGCCTGGATCGTCCCACCGAACTGAAGTTCAAGGAGGACCAGGCGAGATGGCGCGAGATACTCCAGAAGTGGGGAGGATACGCCGTCGAATCGAGCAAACAATCGCCGAGCGGTCGGCTGTCCGAGGCTAAGACCAAGAGCAAGCCGAAACCGAAGACACCGCCTAAGATCAACGTGGATTGGCCGAGCATCCTGGAACACGAAATTCTTTCGCAGATTCAAGCAATTACGCAGGCCGCCACGCTCGGCGGATTTGAGTGCACCGGCATGGATGAGAGGTTAACGATGGGATTGCTGATGCAGGAATTTGGTGTCGAGAACTGGCAGGACGTGCTTGAGCTCATGTACCCTGAGAAAGATTATGATCCGCTGATGGATCGCACGCCGCTCCTGGCGCAGCAACAGGACGCGGCGCTCAATCCTCCTCCGGCTCCGGCAATGGGAGGCGCGCCGCTGAACACGGGTCCGACCGGCATGCCGACGCCGAACCCTGCCAAGCCAGCGGCCGGGCAACCGCCAGAGACGCCCACAGACGCACCACCGCAAGCGCCCATGCCGAAGAAGCCGCACGCGAAGCACATGACGGGAGCGGAGTCGGCGCAACTGGCGCGCGCGGTGGCATCGCTGCAAAAGGCGGCAATCCTGCTCAAGGAACGCGCGAATGGATCAGCTTGAGGCCGACGTTATTGAGGGCATGATAATCGTCGCGGATCAGATAATCGAGATCCTGGAGGCCCCGCGCGGGCTGAAGCATCCGCGCCACCAAGAGCACCTGGCACCGGCTACGGCGCGCGTCAAGGCGGTGCTCGCTCACTACTTCCGCCGGCAGGGCGCGGCTATCCTGGAAGACATCCGCCCGCACATCGAGCACGCGCGGGCGATGTTCGCGGAGGCTTCCGCGGCCGGTAAGCGCTTTGCCAACGTGCTGCTGCCCTCCAGCGTTTCACCGCTCGCGTTCGCCGTCACGGATTCCGAGGACGCCGAGTATGCCGCGGCGATCCAGTCTGCCATCGCGGGCGCCGCGAAAGTGCTCTCCGCCGAGATGGAGGCCGGCGACTGGTCCGCGCCGAACGTCGCCACCAATTTTCTGCGCCAGAACTCGCTGAGCAAACTCACGGGCGACCTGGCGGAGACAACCAAGGACCGGCTGCGGAATGCCATTGCCGACGCCTGGGACAAGGGTGGCAGCTACGATCAGATCGTGGGGGCAATCCAGGATACCGTTGAGCAATTCTCGTCTGTGCGCGCCGGGATGATCGCCCAAACGGAGACGAATGACGCCTACAACGAGGGCCGGGATGAGATGGCGCGCAGTGCCGGGCTCAATGAGAAATCATGGGAGACCGAGAGCGGCAACCCGTGCGAGGTCTGCCTGGCCAACGTGGACGACGGCTGGATCGACATCGACGACACGTTTTCGAGCGGCGACGATGCGCCAACCGCACACGTGAATTGCATGTGCGATCTGAACTACCGAGGTACGCGCTGATGAAATTCCTGCCCGTTGAGTCGAGCCACATCGAGGCTATCGGCTACGATAGCGACACGCTTACGCTGGCCGTGCGCTACAAGAGTGGCAAGCTCTACGTGCACCCGAACATCACTGCGACCCAGTTCGACGCGCTGATGACCGCGCCGTCGAAGGGCGCATGGGTGAGCCAATTTCTGAAAGGAGGTGCGCAGAAGACTGAACCAGAGCAGCGGGCCGAGATACCCCCCGGCCCGCTAAAAGCCAAGCGCACTCCGGACTGCTCTTTCGGTGTGGTTCCGCGCAGATAACTACCGAAATAGGGGATTTTCCCTATAGTTTCGTGCGCGAAAATGCTGTACTCTGAGAATGTAAGCAGGTCGCTACCAACGGCCAGGAGAAAACGATGAAATACTACGATCCGAACACTGAACGGTATGAAACCATCACAACTAACGGGCTGGCGCACAGTCAGGCGGGCTGGACTGGAGCCGTGGAATACGGCGTTCTCTACTATCTCCCGCGCGGCAAGTTCCTGAGCGCGGTGAAACACCAGGACAGGGGCGACCTCGCCACGGATCTCCGCATCCACGCTCACCGCCCGAAGATGGTGCGTGATATCTATGTCGGTGGAGAGCCAATCCAACGTAGTGAGAATGGAGTCCCAAAACTGTAGTCTCTGCCGTGCGCTATGGTCGCATCGGCCACTCCGCGTAAGCAGAGCCTCCACCGTGGTAGGTGGGGCCGGTAGGCAACCCGGCGAAACAGGCGACGGCGCAGAAGGCGGTCGCGGAGATTGGTGGAGTTAAAAAAATATGGCAATCTCGATCTTGAATCGCTACACAAAGGCAGTGCTCTACACGAGCGCTACTACAGAGGATATCGTTACAGCGGTCATTGAGGCTATCAAGAGCGGGGCGAACCTCATCGGGGCGGACCTCAGCAGGACGAACCTCAGCAGGGCGAACCTCAGCGGGGCGAACCTCATCGGGGCGGACCTCAGCAGGACGAACCTCAGCAGGGCGAACCTCATCGGGGCGAACCTCATCGGGGCGAACCTCATCGGGGCGAACCTCAGCAGGGCGAACCTCAGCAGGGCGAACCTCATCGGGGCGAACCTCATCGGGGCGAACCTCATCGGGGCGAACCTCAGCAGGGCGAACCTCAGCGAGGCGGACCTCATCGGGGCGAACCTCAGCGAGGCGGACCTCAGCGAGGCGGACCTCAGCGGGGCGAAGGGCCTGCTACCGAACGGCCTCGTGCCACTCCAGATACTCGCCACGCGGGACGTCATCGTCGTACGTACGTCGGGATTTATCACCATCGGCTGCGAGCATCATGATATTGCATGGTGGCGCGAGAACTGCCAGAAACTCGGCGAGCGTGAGCGCTATAACCCCCAGCAGATCGTCGAATACCGGGCGCACATCAACTACTGCGCCCAATGGATGAAGACGTACGGCGTGGACCAAGTCTCGCGGTGCGAGGCCTGCTCCGGAACTGGATTCACCGTCAATTCCGGCGGTGGCAAAGACCCGTGCCCGTGCACGGGAGAATTCGCATAATGAAACACAACGGAAGCTGCGATAAAACTTGCGGACACATGCTCAGCATGATGACCGTTCCCTACACCCAAGCCGTCCAGCGCCTTTTGGACCGCGACCCGCGCGTGGTTGAATACCGCGAGATTGACGAAGATTGGCTGGAAGTCGTCTATGCTCCCCGCCGTCCCGTGGCTGCTACCTACTACGTTGCGGCCATGGAGTTGCGGATAAAGGGACTGGCTGGCGAAACGCGGGGCTGCCGGCGTCGAGAGTTTCGATTGACTCCCTGCCCGTCAGCCTCACTCAATCCGACATCGAACGCATGAAACGCCAAGGCTACCTCGGCGCAGGGTGGGCGCGATGACAAGAAACCAAATTGAAGTGGCGGGACGACTTTTCTTCGATCTCTTTCCTGACAACACGGAGGTGATCGACGGCGACCATCCAAAGATGGAAAAGATCTTCGATGCCTTCAGGGCGGTGATGAAAGAGCAGAGCACTAGTTACCTGGCGATAGAGCGCAGGCTGAGCCAAATGGCGGGCGAGTACGAACGGTTATACAACGAGATCCTTGGGCCGATGCTGACCCGCTGCCGATTCGCTCAGGACGCTGAACACGGTGGCCCAGGACATGACGATACACACACGCCGCATGATTGGGCTGAGTTCATCCGGAAGTTTGCGGGGCGTGCCGAGTATCAGGGGCAGTTCATCGAGAACGCCGAAGCCGTTGGCCGGTACCAGGAATACATGATCGCAGTCGCCGGACTTGCGATATCGGCTGTGCTGAGTTCCCAGCGCAAAGTTAGGGGAGAATCCGCGTGAAACGCCCTACTGTTCGCCAAACACACGCTATGTGTGAATCGTTGAATGCGCGGGCCGTGATCGTGCTGGCGTTCTCTCAGGACGGCATAGCAGGCGCGTCCTACGGAGAAACGAAACGGGAGTGCCAGCAGGTAGGCTATACCCTCGATAAGATCGTGGAAGCGCTGGAAGGCGGGCAGATACCAGTCTGGGCCACGCCCGACCGCGCACAAGAGGAACGCCGGGCGCAAGAGGAAGGCGATTGGTGCCACGAATGCAAAACTCCCCTTTCGTGCTGTAACTGCGACCGCGAACTGGCATACACACCGGAGTCCGAATGAGAGGTACCGTGTGGGCGTGCCAAACCGTCTCGGGATGAAGGACTGCATTCGAGGCGATCCGCGCCAAGATCATCTACGGCGGGAGCGTCAAGCGCGGCAAGTTCGGGGAGTCGCCGGTGGACGAGGAAATCTTCGCAGAGATGACGCGCCCGGTTGTGGAAACTCCACAGTCCGACGCCGAAAAGGAGACGGAAGGTGGTCAGTGACTTTCACCACTCAAATCCGAATAGCCAGTATAAGTTAATCTGATTCTGTGGTCAAACGGCCAGGCAAGCCTTGAAGGCATCGAGCGCCCCGGCTCGCCCTGTGTCCAGGGCAGGGCGCAGATACGGCTGCGCGTGGAAGCCTACCCAGGTGCCATCGCGGTACGCGTAGATCCACGCCCCGGTGATTGGTACGCCCGTCTGCGGCAGGGCATACGGATACGTCCCGCGGCCACGAGTGCCCGTGCCGAACTCAACGAAGGCAGCGTATGCGGCGTCGTAGCTCACATACGAGGTGACGTGCTGCGATTTGACCATCGCCGTAAGGGTGACTTTGCCGCTGGCGGCGAGGTCGCCAGTCTCGCCCCGCGGACAGTTCACGTCGGCCTCTCCCAGGACGACGTTCGCCGCGGCTTCCGCGCCGACGAGCAACTTCGCGACAAGGGCGGTCTCGAATACCGCGAAGTTCTTCCCGGTGAAAACCGCCTTGGCCTTGAGGTTCATCTCACGATCAGAGTAGCGCGCGGATGGTGGGCCAAGTCAAGTAGAGTGCCAAGAAGAACACGCCCCAGCAGAACGACGCATTGCCGTACCAGGGGGCCGCAGTGCAACACCACCAGGACTGGCCCAGGGCTGCGATGAGCAGCAGCAGCAGGGCCAGGACAGCGACGAAGGTCATTTACTTGCCGACCTTTCCGGCCGGGAAGTTCTGGTTCTGGCGCGCGAGGTCCACGTATTCCGTGCGAGCGCGATACGATTCCGGCGACTCGCCCGGCAGGTATTCCGGCGTTGTTTCGCCGTAGGTTTTCGCCATGCGGCCGGCGTGCTGCTCGGCGGTTTCTCCCGGGCGCACTTTCTTGTCCTCGATCACGGCCGCCTTGTGCTGCGGGCTCTCGTGCTCGGGCTGGTTGAGTTCGTGGACCAAGCTCACAAGTTGCTTCGAGGCCGTCTCGATTGCATCGACCGCGCCCTGGTCTTCGTCGGACAGGACGCCCGCCGAAACCTGCAACTGATTGATTTTGAGATCCAAAGCGGCGACTGCCGCCTGGAGATTGGTGAAACTTTCGTTCGTCATGTCCACACTTTAGCACTCCGTGCTACCATTTCGGGCATGAGCTTCGTTTCAATTGTCCGGAAGATTTTAGGAGTTGCGATGATCGTTGAGCATGATGCGGCGCCTCTCGCGGAAACCTTGTTTCCGTCATTCAGTCCAGAAATCTCAGCATTCGACAGCTTGGTGACGATGCTGACGGGGTCCATCGCCAAGCAAGAAGTGCAGACACCGAATGCTGCTGGGGAAGCTAAAAAGACCGCCGTTATCAGTGACTTTGACAGTCAACTGAAGCCGATTAACAATCTTCTTCAAGTGACAGGCTACCAGGTGTCATACGATTCTGCGGCGTTGAGCGCTGCTACCGATGCCTTCGTGGCAGCTTACAATCAAACAGCGGTGCTGAGGCAGTCGATTGTGATTACCAAGACCATCGCGTGACCCGTATGAGTGACCCAGTAATTTTAGAGTGGTCTGATCGGTGCGACGATCCGCGCATTGCACCGCACTTGCAGACGTTGGCGGATCAGTCCTTCGCGTCACTGATTTATATTGCGCGCTCGGTTGGCATCGATGCGGCTGCCGCGCCGTTCGATGTGATGGATGAACACGTCGGGAACGCCTGGAAGGCATGCATCGCGGAGTTCTTGGTGACCTTGCTGTCGCCCGTTCCGGATGGCATGCCGTCCAAATAGGCGTAGTCGAAGTACAAGAGGCAGCCGAATACCAGTGCCACAACACTCGTGCTACCATTTCGGGCATGAGGACAATCGCGATTCTGCTTTTCCTGGCGATCATCGCCACGGCTCAAACTCCCCTCGTGCTTTTCACCGTCCCCGACATCTCCGGCACGGGTTCCGCCGTCCAACTGGCGGCCACCGGCACGGCCCGCTGGTGCCAACTGGTCGCGCCGGCCGGTAACACTTCCGTCGTTCGCTGGGGCGATTCGGTCATCACCACCAGTCGCGGATCGATCATCGCAGCCGGCGCCGGCCAATTCATTCCGCCAATGGTCGGGCCGAATCCCGGCGGCGGGAGTGGCGTGTTCTCGCTGAGCACGATCTATGTGCTGGTGCAGAGCGGCGACAAAATCACGGCGACGTGCGGGAGATAATGACGATGCGACTCTTGATGATTCTGACGCTTTCGGCCAGCGCTGCCCTGGCGCAGTATTACCCTTTGGGTGGTGGAGGTGGAGGTGGTTCCCCCACAGGCGCGGCTGGGGGAGCACTCACTGGGACGTACCCCAATCCGGGTGTCGCCGGTTCTACTGCTGGCGCTACTGACCCCGCAACGTGCACGCCTGGGGTCACACTCGACAACTGGAATACGACCTCAAGCGCGTGGCACTACTGCTCCGCAACAAATACTTGGGCGGCGGGCCGGAGTGTAATGGGCAATCTATCGATAGGGAATGCGTTGCTTATATGGACCCAAGGTTTCCGAATCTCGTACGTGGACGCGGATACACT